GAAGAGGTAGCCGTCGACATAGTCAGAGCAAGAATCCACACATGTAATAGATTAGGAGATAAGTTAACACAATTTAAAGAAATGTGGAATTCTCCTAGAAGAATGATGATAGCTAGAAGATGTTTAATCGCTATCATGGCACTGATTGTCACCTTAGGATTGGGATATGTTTCCACCCTGGTTTAAATAGGCCTTTGGATAACAGTGATGGGAACCTATGAATTTGCTAATTTTATAGGACCAATGGCTTTTATTTTAATCATAGTAATGTTTAGTTACCGATTAATGTCACCTAGAAAACCGAAATATCACGATAATTTGTTATAAGAAGTCAATTAAAATGGATTTATGTCGTAACCCATAGAACAAGTATGTGTTATGTCTAAGAGAATAGCATTAAAATGTGTCAGCTGTTTGTTACCATGGAAGCAACAGAACCCTTTATCAACAATAGAAGTAAAATCACAAGATTTAAAATAATTAAAATTAAAATAGGGTTGCACAGCTGTTGGATTAATTACAACACATGTACCAGTTGTTCCAAATCCGGACCTGTAAAATGAAATTTAATCACTTAAAAATAGGGCATGTTGTAAAACATTAGAACCAACTGAAAATGTTTTTGAACTTATGAAACTATTTGTAAGGAATAATGCAGCATACATTTTTGGTTTTGAAGAACATTCTAACCCTAAAGACAGGTTCCCTTTGATACCATTTGAGACATGGAACAAAGCTTTTCCAAGAGATAGATAAATATTGTAACAAAAAGCTTACGATTATGTAACTGAGTACATAGATTTAAATAACTTATCTGAGATCGACTTAAAAAGATTTACCACTAGAAAGACCTTTATCAAGAAAGAAAAACTTTTGAAAAGTAATCCTGATATTGGTTTTGAAGATTTTGATCCCAGAACAATTCAAGGTGTTAGCTCTGAAGCAAACGTTATAGCGGGACCTTGGATAAAATCATTATCAAAACACATTGCTAGAAAATGGAACATTTTGAATAAAGAAAATAGATGTAACAAATTGACTTATGCTACTGGTATGGATGCTACAGGTTTAGGGTAGTTATATGAGAACCTGATCGATGGAGAAGATATAATTCAGGATGCAATTTATATTGAAGATGACTTCTCTAGGTTTGACTCAACTATCAGTAGTGAAGCTTTAGACTTTGAATTTTGGATTTATCGTGAAATTTTTGGATGTCCAGACGCTGTTCTATAAGTATTATATAGACAATTTACCACAAAGGGGGATGGACAATAGGGAACTAAATATTACGTTGAAGGAACAAGAAAATCTGGTGATCCTAACACTTCTCTAGGAAACACAATGATCAATGCATTAACACACTTATTTTGGGGAGCAGTATCTCACACAATGATGACTGAAAATTTAGAATTCAACCCAGCATTGATTAGAGCGGCTAGAAGTGATGTAAGAAAAACATAATTTAAGGGAGGGTTCCTAGGTGATGATGTAATGATAAAAACAAATAAGCATTATATGGAACTCAACGACTTAGCTGATTTTATGTAAATATTTGGTTTTAAGGCCAAAGTCGTAATTAGATAGCCTGAAGACTTAGAATTTTTATCAGGCATCTTCCCACCCGTCGAAATTGAAGGATAGGTAACTTATATTTATGTACCGTTACCTGGAAAATCGATCAACAAACTTGGGTGGGCCCTTGATAATCAACCAGATTTCGCAGCTTGGTACAAACAAAATTTGATGTCATATACAAAATCATTTAGCTGCGTACCAGGGATAAATGAACTTTTAGACAATGAATTAAAAAGATTCAGTAAGGCAAAGGATATAAAATTAAATTGGAAAAATTAAAAAGAAATTGATTCACGGCCATAGCTGAAAGAGAGGGTTTAACCTTCGGAATTAACCGTTAGTTTCTTCAGCTCTAGGTATGGGGTTGATATAAGCAATTTATATCAATAAGTCAAGGACAAAATCCCCAAGGATACTTCACCATT